GACGTTCTCCCCAAACAGAACTTTGAAGCCTATGCCAAGATGCATGAAGGCGTCCAAGATGTCGCCTCTGTGTCTGGAGACCGCTGGTCCGTGTGCATTGGTCCATCTGAAAATGGACTCGAGCAAGTCTCTTTCGTCAACGGTATTTGCACCATGAAAGGTGGCACCCATGTGGATCACGTGGCGAACCTTATCGCGAATGGGATCATCGAGGACATGGCGAAGAAGATTAAGCTCAAGCCGCAACAAGTGAAGAACGCCTTTACAATCTTTGTGAAGGCAACCATCGAGAACCCAACCTTCTCGAGCCAGGTAAAGTCTGAATGCACCTCAAAGGCTGCTGACTTTGGTTCAAAGTTTGAGCTCCCCAAGACATTCGTCAAGAACGCACTCAAGACGGGGATTGCCGATGAACTCACAGCACTCTCAAAGTTCAAGGAGATGAAGGAACTCAAGAAGACTGACGGTGCTCGTAAGTCCAAGATTACTGGGATCCCAAAGTTGGATGACGCGAACAAGGCTGGCACAGCTCAATCTGGTAAGTGCACCCTGATCGTCACAGAGGGTGACTCAGCGAAGACTTTGGCTGTGGCGGGTCTTTCAGTGGTTGGGAGGGATCATTATGGTGTGTTCCCACTTCGCGGTAAGTGTAAAAATGTCCGGGACTCCTCTGTGGCACAGCTCACCTCTAACCAGGAGTTCAATGATCTCAAGAAGATTTTGGGTCTCCAACAGGGTAGGGAATATACGAATGTTTCAGAGCTTCGCTACGGTCGCCTCATGATCATGACTGACGCGGACAATGACGGTTCCCATATCAAGGGTCTCATTCTCAACATGTTCCATTACTTTTGGCCATCCCTCCTCAAGTTCAACTTTGTCGTGAGTATGGTGACTCCGATCATCAAGGCTACCAAGGGTTCTGAGACGAAGTCTTTTTACACTGACTCAGCGTTCAGATCTTGGTATGGTAATGGTAAGTCTGGGTGGAAAATTAAATACTACAAGGGTTTGGGAACCAGCACCAGTGCTGAGGCACGTGAATATTTCAAAAAGATTCAAGATCTCACCGTGAAATTCGACATGGATGCGATGACGGATGAGTCCATCATCCTCGCGTTTGACAAGAAGAAGGCGGATGCGAGAAAGACGTGGCTCCTAGAGAGCACCGCGAAAGAAACTGGTGAGCTTGAGGTGCCCTATGGCAACGTGACACAACTGGCCATCACTGACTTTGTTCACAAGGATTTGGTGAATTTCAGTCTCGCCGATCTCAAGCGTTCTATCGCACATGTAGCGGATGGTCTCAAACCTTCTCAACGCAAGGTGATGTATTCATGTTTCCACAAGAATTTGAGAGATGAAATGAAAGTCGCACAGCTAGCGGCGTATGTGGCTGAGAAGAGTGCGTATCATCACGGTGAAGTTTCCCTTGCTGAAACCATTGTCAAATTGGCCAATGACTACACCGGATCCAATAACATCAATCTTCTCGAACCCTGTGGGCAATTTGGGACACGTCTGATGGGTGGTAAAGACGCTTCCCAGACTCGCTACATCTTCACGAGACTTTCAGATGACACGCGAAAGATCTTCGATCCCAAGGATGACGCTGTTCTCACATATCTCGACGATGATGGGCGATCCATTGAACCTGAATTCTACATGCCAATTATCCCCACAGTGCTGGTCAATGGAACTGAAGGTATTGGAACTGGCTTCAGTTGCTACGTCCCTTCCTTCAATCCCGAAGACATCAAGAAAAACATTCTGAATTTCATGAATGGTAAAGAAATCAAGAAAATGAAGCCTTGGTTCAGGGGATTCAGGGGTCGTGTTTTTGAGGATGAAACGGGTGGGTGGATAACTGAGGGTATTTGGCAGGTCATCGGAACCACTGTCAAGGTCAATGAGCTTCCACCCGGGAGGTGGACCCAAGACTACAAGGAGCACCTGGACAGTCTTGTTGAGAAGAAGGTTATCGGAAGTTTTACGAACAACAGCACAACCGAAAACGTTGATTTCGTCATACAGGGGTATGATGGTAAGGATATTGTGAAGGATCTCAAACTTCAAAAGACGGTTCGTGACACAAACATGCACCTATTCCACCCCACTAAGGGTATTTGCAAGTATAACAACGCTGAGACAATCCTTTTGGACTTTATCGATCTTCGACTGGACTATTACAAAAAGAGAAAGGCATATCTCATCGCTAGCACCAAGAAGCGATCTGATATGTGCTCTTATCGCGCTCAATTTGTTAAGAGGGTTGTCGAAGGAGACATCGTGGTATTCAAGAAGAAGAAACAAGACCTCGAACGTGAAATTGGAAAGTCGTTCCCAAAGGTTGATGGTTCCTATGACTATCTGCTGCACATCAAGACAGTCGACTACACGGATGAGCGTGTCAAGGCCTTGATCGAAGAATCAAACAAACTTAAGAAGGAACTATGCTTACTGGAAGCTACGGGATACCTTGACATGTGGGGGAATGATATTAAAAATATGTAGTTAATAGATAAGTATGGGTGAAGCTGCTAAACTTTCCTTGAAAGCTTTTGGAAAACAGGACACTTACTTGTTATCCAAAGACCCAGAGAATACTTTCTTTGACTATCAAGATGCGAAGAGACATTCAGAATTTAGAAAGTTTCATAAAACTAAAAATGTTTTAAATCCGGGTCGTGTGGCTGGGTGGCCTTTCAATCAAACTGTTAAGGTTGAGTATGATCCCAAGAACATGGGAGACTTACTCACCAACCTATACCTTAAAGTTAACTTACCAGCCAAGGAAACGGGGGATGTAAACTATACCACCCCACTTGGTCGGGGATTTCTCAAAAGTATCACGATGTATGTGGATGACATCAAGGTTGAAGAAATCACAGACGACTGGGAGATGATACACGAGTCTCTGTATTTGGATCCACAGTCCAAGAAGGGTAACTTGGTGCTTCAAAACATGTCACAAGACTTTACACCTGGTATCTCCGCCCCCTCTAGTTACGGACCTTCCAATAGATTCATAATCCCACTTTCATTTTTCTTTTCACGCAAATATGGAAAGACGGAACTACGTAAGGAAGTTGAAGATCGTCATTACTTTCCCGTATGTGCCGCTCACAAGCAAAAAATTATGTTTGAACTCGTTTTTCACCCACAGACGTGGTGGCAAGGTGCAGAAAATAGTCACACCCCGGCTATCATCGAGTTGAACAGTTTCCAATTGATAAGTGAGGAGATAAAACTTAGCAACGAAGAGAGGTTGTACATGGTAGAATCTGGTCATGACATTCTAGTGAACGTTTTAAAAAAGCATACACCTTTCACCACGACACCTGAATCTGATTCAACATTTAAAGTAAATTTAGAACCAAAATCGAAGGTTAAGGCTTTCCACTGGTTCTTCCGGGATAAGTTATTCACGACACAAACTAAAGCAACTCACCGGTATGTTACGTTTGTGAGGAGTCGTGCACAAGAGTTGCAGTGGAATAACCAAGTGTTGACTGGAACCATGATTACCAAAAACACTCCAATAATGAAAAAGGCTCGTTTCTTTTTGAATGGTGAAAGTTTTCCAAACACTCTCATGGAGAGTCACGAACACTACAAGTACGCGGTTCCCTACAAATTTGATTTGGGTGTGACTGACGACAGGATCAATATATACACACAAAGTTTCGCTCTTCACCCTCTACATGAAAAGTCCACCGGCACCCTCGACTTTGCAAATTTAAATTCTGACAGGACTTTGATTGAATTTGAGATAAACAAACTGTTACCGAACGCTGATCAAAGTATTGTGGGTGCATCACCAGACCCCACGAATGACCAAATATTCTCGGGTGAGTTTGAGTTGCACCTGTATTATCTCGAAATGCAGAAGTTTAACTTCTCTAGAGGTTTCATGACAATCGAGTATTAAAAAAAAGATACCTAATAATAGAATGTACCTCTGTGTCAAAGGTGTTCAGGATGAGTGGATCACAAAATGCCCAGACTATTCACACTTTATATATACATTTAGACAACACACACCCTTTGGTATAGATTTCACCGACATTCCATTCACGGGAAACTCGGATTTTGGTGAAGTTCTGACTGCGAGGATACCTAGCACGAAGAGTGATTTACTAAATTCTGTATCCCTCACAGTGCTGTGGCGGAGCGATTATGACGCTATGAGGACAGTCTCCAATCCCATTACAAAACTCATTGAGCACGCGGAGTTATTGATTGGTGAGCAGGTGATCGACAGGATATCGGGTGAATACATTTACATGAGAAACAAGTTGGACACATCTGAACAGCACAAAGATATCGAGTTGTATAGGGGTGGGGAGGTTCCCATGCCACAAGGATATTACCCCACAAAATTTTCATTGGAGTTACCTTTTTACTTCACGAGAAACAATAAATCCGCCATTCCCTTATGTAAACTCACCAAGCAAGAGGTGTCGATAAGAATAAAACTCGTGAGTAGGGACAAGTATTATTCTTACAGGTCCGTGTCTCAAAACCTACCACCGATTACCGATCAGTCTGAGAAGTTCATCAATCAGATATTCCTAACTACAGAGCATGTGTATTTAAGTGAAATGGAACGTTCCGCCTTCCAAGCGAATCATATGGAGTATCTCATCACACAGGTCCAACACAAAGAGACACGAATGGAACCTGGTAACAATAAGAAAGTGTTTCTTTTGGACTTTAAACACCCCGTGAAAGAATTGTTCTTTTTGGGTGAGCCTATGTATAACAACTCGAACAATGTAATCAACAACTATAGGTTTAGACAGATAAAGAATGCTGAGTTGTGTCTTAACAATGTGATCTTCTTTAGAGAGAATGGTCACTTTTTATCGGTGGTTCAACCTTTCAAAAATCATGTGAATATACCAGACGTCGGTGAAAGTCCGTTTGGAATGTATTCCTTCTCACTCGACCCTGGTAGTAGTGATCCGACAGGGCAGTTGAACATGAGTAGGATCATTCATCAAAAGTTTACCATTGAATTTAGGGAACAGGACAGATATGTCAATCCAAATGACAACACCTTGGTGGTTAGGGGGTATTCCACCGAAGAAACACAGGTTCGTGTATATGCCATCAACTACAACATCTTGTCGTTTGATTCTGGGTTAGCTGGCTTAAAATTTTATTAATTGTCTTATATTAGTATGGCAGGGAGTATTCAGCTCGAGTCGAAAGGTCTTTTAGACATTTACACGACTGAAATTCCTGAGTTCACTTTTTTTAAAGAAAATTTCAAGAAACACTCTAACTTTTCTTTACAATTTATCGACATTCCTTCTAATAAAGATTTCGAGTATGGTGAAATACATAGATTCAACATACCGTATGATCACTGTGACGTGTTGAAGGGTGTCAACCTCATGTTTAGCTTACCAGATATAGTCATAGATGTGGATTATGTGAACCCTGATGGGGATTACATTTACGGTGAAGCTAGCAATTTCATAGACTACATCACACTATCTGTCGGTGGTATAGTCATTCAACATATCACGACGGAATATTTAGATCTCTACGCTGAAATGGAATACCCAACGACAAAACAATTAAACTTATTCGATCTGTCTATGAGAGATGTGAGTTCGAACCCAGCTGCAGTGAATAGTAGACTTTCAAAAACGAGACCCTACCCCAGACAGCTTGGTGGAGATGTTTGTATAGAGATTCCATTTTACTTCCACAACCACCCAAAACTCGCCTTACCCGTTTGTGCGTTGACGAGGCAGGAAATTGAAGTCGAGGTTAAATTTCGTAACGTTGACGAGTGTATATGTGTTTCTGGACACCAAGAGGCGGGGTTTGAGGGTTTTCTTGGAGCGGATGCAAATGATTTGATCACTTACAAGCCATACGACCTCAGATTGTCTACCGAATGTGTCTTTTTGGATCCTGTCGAGAAAATCAAAGTCATGAATCGTGACCACAATTTCGCGATTACTCAAATACAGTACAATGATATCCTTGTCGATGAAGATGACGGAAACACCGAACCAAAATTTAAAATGCGACTCTCTTTCACCAATTTGGTTCAAGAGTTGTACTTTTTTGTACTGTACACGGAAAATAACGCTTTCGGTGGAACTTCAAATTACAACGAGTTACCCCTAAACTCTTCAGGTGTTGTAGTCGACCCAGCCCTGCGGTATGAGCACATCGACTATGTTACACTCAGTTTCGATGGTGAAGAAATTTTGGATGAGCACACGGGATCTCCACACTTTTTAAGAATTATCCAACCCAGGTTGCACCACAGAAATACCCCAATCACACGGAGGTTCTATTCTTATAGTTTTGCACTTTACCCTAATGATGACGACGCTTCTGGTCACGTTAATTTTAGCGTTGTGAAGGAACCTATATTACACGGAAACTTGTTCTCCAGTAAGCATGAGAACACTTGGCATAATAGACGTTTTCATATTTTGGCTAAAACGATCAACTTTATTCGTATCAAAGATGGTGTTATGACACAAGTTTTTGATTACACGACCTAGTGAATAGATTTTGTTTATTGTTGTAGATGTAGTCGATAATATTATTTTTTATACACCATTTGATAAAATTCAGCTGAGCTAGAGTAGTCTGAATTTCTTGAGATGTCCCCGGAATGTGATACGTGAATTTTTCAGCCCTGCAAAATGGGTCGAAGAGCTTCTTACTGTATCCATCCAAGCTAGATTTGTATGCACAGTGGACCGTGAAAAGTTTACCATCGTTCGTCTTAAACGAGGTGTTATTCTTTTTAGCGTAATTCGTGATGAACCACTCAAGATTTCTGAGTGAAATCCCACTCGATTTATTTAAGATTGTGAGTAGCTTATTCCTGTTATATTCGACATTGTAAAATTGATCAATTGATGATAGCAGAATGCTGGTTTTATTCATTGGAAAGTAAACGACTTAATTCTATAAGTCCCTTTTGTTCGCAACCTGGGCACCCCGGAACATTCATTTTTTCCGGTCCGTGATTATGTAACTGTAAACTTGGTAGACATCTTGATTTAATTTTTTCACCCTGTTGATGATGATATTTACAGTAACCATTTTCACCAGCCTTAAACTTGCACCTTATCTCACTTTTTCCATCTTTCATCATCTTCTTTCCCCTACAACGATCCACACCACTGATGTCAGCGACGTCGCGTAGGAGAAGTTCTAAAGGGATTTGATGTTTTTTTGAAATGTTTTCCAGTGTCTTGCTCATCTGTTCAGAGTGATACGTATCTATACCATCCTGAACAAGATCACAAACAATTTCATTTAGGTCAGATTCGATTTCAGATGGTAGTTGAGTTAACAAGATTTCCTTAGCCTTCTCTATAACGAGTTTCGTGAGTCTTGCCTTTGCTTCAATCATCCTTGTTAATACTTTGCTCGTAAGTTTTAAATAGGTCATCAACGGAGTTTTTACGATCCCTATATGCTTTAATACGTTCCTTGAGATCTGCAACTTTTCCAGTGCCGTCCAAGTTACATCTCTGACACTCTTCGATCAGTTGATCTTTCTTCATAGTGCTTATAGAGGGCTCTCTCTTCTTGGGTGGTGGTTTGTGGGCATCTATGATTTCCCCAAAGATTTCCTGTTTGGTGTCATCAAATAGAGGGTCAAGAAGGTCGCAGACTGGGTTCAAGAACTTGTTCACAAAGTAATAGTGATAGTCGACGGGAATGTTGTTTTCCTCTACGTATTTGGGATCTTCAGATTTCTCAAATGCCTTTGCTCTCGGATTATCCGTTTTTGTGAGAATATACGGAACCCTGTCACCAGATTGTGGTTCAGAACCGGGTTTTCGTTCTCTCATTTTATTGACGACTTGGACATGGGCTTGATTGATCAGACCCGATTCAGCCCCTGTGATTGAGACAGATTTACCATTTACTTTGTAGGTATCGGACAGAGATTGGCTCAAAATCAACTTGTCATTTGGAATCTCACCAGAGAGCAACTCGTTGGCTCTCATCCTGGCCAAGTCCCTAGGAGGACCTGTATCTCCAGAGGTCAGGACAACATCCAAGAGTTCTTTACAAACCTCTC